CTTCCATTAATTTTGTTTCTTCTGATTGTTTTTCTTTTTGTTCTGCATTATAGGCTATATTCTTTGGTAATGTTTCTGGTCTTCCTCTTGGTTTATTTGGTACATCTTTAATTACTGGTTTTTCTGTTGGTTCTTTATCACTTTGTTTTTGAATTTCAGCAATCATCTTCTCTAACTTTGGTCTATCTTTCTTTGCAAATAAACTTATTGGTATTGGGTCTGTTTTATTATCTACAAATATTGCTCCATCAACTGCTTTTCTTGTTAGTTTAAAAGGTGTTACACCACCTCTTGTTGATAAAAACCTTTCTTGAGTTAATGGATTGACTAACTTGTAACCTTTCTTTGTTGCGATAGCAAAGTATTCCGGTAATATTAATTCGTCTGTTCCAAATATATCAACATTAATCTTTGGTTCTTTACTAATAGTTTCGGCTTTCTTTGAACTAACATCTTCCTTTTTCATTTGTTTCCTTTCACTTTTTTTCTTTTGATATTCTACATCAGTTTTTTTTGCTTCTCGTGCATCTTTCATCTTTTTAGCCCACGCTTTGGCTTCTTCACTACCTTTTTCATATCTTGGCATTTAATATATTATAAGATAATATTAAAAAATTCATAATTATTCCTTAATATTATTTTATAGAGAATTAATCACTTAATATTTTCTATATACACTTTTTCCTCTTTTTCCGTTTTTCCGCTTTTTATAAACTCCTCTTCACTTTTTCAATTTCTATGAACTACTTTTCAAATAGCGGAAAAAGGGAAAAAAGGGAAAAACATACATTATCCTAAACCTTTGTTAAATCAATTCGTTTATTATCCTTTTCAACTATTCTATCAATCCCATCACCGAATACATCTATTTCTTTTCTTAACTTTGGGTCTTTGGGTTGAAAAAATTGTTTCAAAATATATTCGTTTTTCTTAAAGTCGGCTGACTTATTCAAATCATCAAAGAAAGATAAAAAGGTATCTGCATCATCATACAGATTTTTAGAACGGTGACTAAATGCATTAATGTAATGTAAAAATGCTAAACAATACCACCCACAAGCATTATTCAAGGCTGACTGAATATCCTTTGTATTATATGGGAAATGTTCTTTTTTTGTTAGTTGTTTGTATTTATTAATAACATCTTTAGGAGGAGCAACACCAGTAGGGTCAAAATATAGACCCTCCACTACCCCATTTGGGTATTTTTGGATTTGAAAGCAAGTCCAGTGTGACCCAGAGTTTAATGTTCCATCATCATTATATTCGTCTTGTAGATTAACTACATATGATTTATTGTATTCCAACTTTGGTAAGGTATCTTTAAAATAGCACCCCACTAAGGGGACGTCCATTTTTCTACTTAATTCTATCATTTGAGTATCTGTCAGCATTCTATATAATTAATAAAGAATTTAATTTTTATATATATACTTTATTAATTATCATTTTTATTTTTCCTAAATAGCGAATTTAATAAGCAGCATACAATCCACTCCCAGCCATACTTCCCCTCGCATATTGTTGAAACTGAACCGGTAGTTGGTTTGCCATAGCGAAATTTGCTGAGTATGGTTGAGATTGAAGTGCTGGGGGAAGTTGGCTTATAAAACGAGAATGTTCTACTCTTGTTGGGGCTGAACCACACATTCCAAAACCAACTAAAGAACGGCGTAATTTAGGATTAACAGAAAGTCCGCGTCCCATTCTTGAAGGTGCGGCAGCATAAAGCCCTTCACCTCCCATATCTTCCTCCATAGTAGGTAATCTTGGTTTTATACCCATACCAACTTTTTTTGCAACTCTCTTTACAGCCTTTCTTACAATAGGAGTTTGAGATGCAAGTACAACTGGTGTTAATTCTGGTGCTAAAGCAGTTATAGCCGATGAAATTAATGTTTTCTTAACTGGTTTTCCAAGTTGTTTGTCTAAAGACTTATCAACAGCGGATACGGCTTTCTTTGCCTTGGAATAAAGACCTTTACCTTCCATTTTAGCACCTTCACTTGCATTAACGGCAAGTTCTTCTGCAGTTAATCTGATTTCACTCCCTTTGTTTCTGCTAAATGAGCGAGTAATTTGAGAATAGTTGGCTGGATTAACTATCAAGCAAACACCCTCACCTTCAATCGCTGGTTTAATACGGACAGCAACACCTTTTTTCATTTTAGCCATTTGAGGCTTAGACATCTTAGCGTGGATTTTCTTGAATTCCATTATAATATAACTAAAGATAATAATTTGCTAAATATAGATTATTTCATTTTTAATAATTTATATTTATTTGGTTTTTAAGAGGGTCTATACTTTATTTTCTAATTTTATTTTATTTCGTTCTCTTTGTGCTTTTGCTCTTTCTCTTGCTTTTTCTTTTTGTTCTTCTGTTAAAGGTTGTCTTTCTTCTCTTCTTTTTTTTAAATATTCTTCTCGCTCTTCTTCTGTCATTTTTTCTTTTAATCTTTTTCTATATTCTGCTGTTTTGTTTTTTGCATAATTAGGGTCTTTTGTTTTTGTCATTTCGGTTTTTATTTGCTTACCATCTCGTCGTCTATATTCTTCTGCTTTATTTTTTTTATATTCTCTAATTTTATTTTCTCTTTCAATTAATTCATCTTCTGTTTTTAGTAACAAACTTGTTTCTTTATTGTTTGCATTTATTACTCTATCAACCCATCGTAGATTGTCAATAGAGTTATTTAATTTATCTCTATCTATGTGGTCTACTTCCGGTAAATTATCTGGATTTGGAATATATTGTAATGCTAAAAGACGATGAAATCTACAATTGTTATTTTTTTTAATACTATTTGTTAAATTAATTCTTAAATATCCATCTTCTAATTGTAATACCATTAATTTTTCATACCAGCAACTCCAAATTCCGTATTGATTTATTTTATATAATCCTTCATATCCTTTTAGGTCTTGATATTCATATTTGTCATTATGTTCTTTTAAAATTTGTTCTACGTTCATATTATAGTATTATATTATAATATGAAGTTCTCTTTAAATAGTTTCAATTTTATTTTAAAAGTGTAAGAAAATCTAATTTATTTCTTACACGCGAGAGCCAGTTAATACATCTACCGAAATACTTACACCATATTCCAAAAAGCAAATTAGGTCAATTGCCTTAGCAGAAAGATTTTGACCGATAATTTGCACCGCCTTGGGGACACTTTCCTCAATAGGTAACATACGAGAAATATCGCAATAATGGTAGCAATACTTCATCTCAAAATCTTGCTGAGAAATGAGACCAGAAGTGAGACCATCAGTCAAGTTACCATTAACGGCATTTTGTCCTACCAATTGGTTCATAAAATCTTCAAATGCTCGCGATTGAGTATTGTAAATCATATTCTGTCCGCTTACAACAACGTTATAGTTAGTCAAAAGACAAAGAGGAGAAGTAGGTCCGGTTCCAGCATCATCAAAAGGAGATTGATAAACTGGGATACCAAGAGGAAGACCAGTTCCAGCCACAGCCGATGAGTAAAAAGGAATGAGAAGAGACGATTTAAGACCAGCAATACCATTTGTCAAAAGTGAATTGATTGTTCCACCGGCTGGGATATTTGTAATTTGGTATTGATACACATCAGTATATGAAATTTGTTTAACTGGGTTAGATAAATAAGCCCTTTCAAAATCTGGCGAAAAACTGTATGCTGGGATATACAAAAATACATTTCTTGATAATGTACCAGTTCCAACACCTCCAACAAGTGATGTAATAGCACTATCCAAACAAGTATTACCAACACTTACATTTGCTCTATAAGTAGTAGCACCTAAACAAACTCCACCATTATTCGCTACTCTTGAAGCAATCATAAGAGGATTGATACCACCGACCGAGTTAGAAACACTTGTTAAATCCATAACACCAGCAACTTGAGATATAGCAGTAGAGCAGTTATTCAAGTTAAGTGTGATTTTCAAAAAAGCACCTTTAAGTAAAGGCATAGATGCAAAGAATGAATGAAGATGTTTCAACATAATTTGGGCTTGAACCGAAATTTGAATAACACCAGCAACACCGGCATTAACACCATTTCTCTTTTGAGATACATATGATTTCCAAAGTTGAGCGGAAGAAGCAGCAGTCAATAAACCAGCATAAGTTCCATCACCGCTGACACCATCAACGTCGTAGTTAATATATGATTGACGACTTCTAAACCCTTTGTTACCATCTCTACTTCTAAAACTATTAAAAGCACCATCAACAGTAAATCCCTCATTAACTGGAACATAATTTGTATTATTACAAGTTCCGGCTCCAGATAGAGCAGCAACACTTTCAAAAGAAAATGAAAGTGCATCATCTGGGAAGAAACCGAGACTTGCAGAATTAACAATAACATCATTCCAAGAAAGAGAGGTCAATAACTTAAAAGAATTCCACATATTAATAAGAGGTGTCTGTTGAATAACGGTTACACCATTATACTCTGCCGTTATGCTGTGGACTATTGAACCAAACCAATTTTTAAGCCCAAAAGCATAATCAGCAGAAGTTCCAGCGGTGGCTGGGAGAAAAGCAACGTTACTCGCTGGAGTAGTTGATGCTAAAGTAAGTAGCATAGGAACGGCTAAATACGCCTCTCTATATGACATATACTTGTTTGAATTACTTAATTGGGACGTACTAATTACACTTTGATTAGAACCGTAATTACCATTCATATCATCTAAAATATTAATCCAATCTTTCTTAACAAAAATATTAGGAGAACCCTCAATTTCCGTAGATAAGTCGTAAATCAATTTATCGCACATTATATATATTCTAAAGATAAAAAAATTACCAATTTGAATTAATTAATTAAATTCAAATAGTGCAAAATTCCCTAAATATATTAAAAGTAGTTTTCTAAAAATAAAATAGAATTGAAAATGTAAATGTAAAATTTGTAAATTTAAATGTAGAATTGATAAATTTACAAATTATTTAGTTTAAAGCGAGAATTTAATGTTTTTCGGTCTAAAGGTTTTTGAATATTTAGGTCACCTAATACTTTTCCAATCTTATTTGATAATCCCATACCACCCATCGCCTTACTTCTTGAAGATGGTCTCCAATTAGTTGTTTCAACAAAGTCATTAACAGAACTATAAGATGATTGACCCCCTAAACCTCCATCAAGTAAAACATTACCAATTCCTTTACCTCCCATTCGCCCTCTTGTATGTAAAGCACTTCTCTTCGCGACATTACTAAATGGTGTTCTTACAATTGTAGTCTTTTTCATTTATACAATATATAGATAAAAAAAATATTATAGATTTCCTTTTAATTCAATCTTTCTTTTCAAATTCCTTAACCTCATCAAATTTGTATTAATCGTATTAATAAGTGTAAGTTGTTTTGTTAGTTCAGTTTCCTTAGACATCTCATCTGCATTCAAGTTTTTTAATGATGTCATTAGATGTTGTTGGTGTTGGCTAAGGTTTTCAACTATCTTGTTTAAGTATTGTTCGGTTACTAAATCACTATTCATTTCTATATAATTAAGATATATATTTTATGTTTCTTTTTTCGCTAAATCTTTTTCTAATTTTTCTAATCTTTTTTTTTTGCGATACTCTTTTCTATATTCTTTACATTTTTCAGTTTTTTCATATTCTTTTCTTGTCTCTTTACATTTTTCGTTATGACTATATTCTTTTTGGTATTCTTTATATTTTTCAGTATTTTTATACTCTTTATATTTTTC